CCAAAGAGAATGCATAAGTTCGCCGCCTTCCTTAACGGATAATACCAATAATCGACTTTTAATATAATCGAAAAAGACGGGGTAATTCAACACAGTACCTGCTAGAGGCGCAAACCTAAAAAGCATGAGCTTTTCGCAAAACACTGCTGTGACTTTCGAGATTAGAGTCTTCGGACTGACTTTTAGTCCCAGCTCCTGGCAACTTTTCAACCAATTGTGATATACTTGTATATCATTCATCTCAGATAAGAGATCGTCGCCTTTAATTAAATACATAAGCTCATCTAATCTGTTAGATTTCTTAAAAGCACCAAAAATAGCCAAGTAGCTAAACAGTGTCAAGGTCAGATAAGACTGAGGTTCACCCATAAGAGAGCCTCTACCTAATTTAAAAGTTTCACCTCTAATGTGCATATTTCTAGCACAGCTCCATAACCGGTATACTCCAAGGATTGGTGCACTTCTCCAATGTAAAAAAATATAACGCCAAAAGTGTTCTAGCAAATTAAGCGGAATCCAGTCGGTAGCATTTTTAAGATCAGCTGAAAGTTTAAAGATCTTTTTAAAGTCGTATTTCCGTAAATATCTCCAAAGGTAGGTTTGAGAGTCCAATGGACCTATGTTTAAACAAGGGTCGTCGACCCAATAGCCCTCAATCAGAAAGCGGAAAAATTTCATAAAAATAGTATAAGCAAGTCTTCCTACAGTTACAATACGCGCTTTCCAGCCCCGATAAGGAGCGCAAACGACGCGGAAGTCCAATGGTTCATTTCCGGGATAGACTTCGTGACGGAATCTAGTAAACCAAAAACTTAACAGTATTACTCCGTCTTGGACATTATCATAGAGCAATAGTTGGAAACCAGGTTTTCTACTTGTACGCATTTGCTCTCTGCTCATTAAATCTGAATAAGCCCACGTAAAGAGGGTATCACCTAAAGTAGCATTTGATGAGCCTTTATATAATATATTGAGAATGTTAAACTCGTTAACTAAGTCATCTAACACCATACATCTTCGCCCTAGGATATCGAATAAATACCCTCCATTTAAAAATTTAAGAATGACGACTTGTATACATAACGGTACATCTGCTTCTAAATAACCGCTGAATAAACTAATATTTC